TCCTTTGGTTGTTGGTCAGTACATTACTGGCTCAAGCGTTACCGCAAATAGCTACATTACTGCTGCAACAGGTCAAAACTCTAGCGGTCAAAACACCTACACCTTGTCCCAGTCGTCCACCGTGTCTTCCAACACGACCATGACGGCTTCTGGCAATGCATTGTTGGGTGATCCTTCTCCAATGTCTTTGGGTGTTGGCCCATTGGGTCGCATCTATGTGTTTGACACTGTGCCTCAGACTCTGCAAACAGCCAACATTGCTGCTTCTCAAACTGCATCTGCTGCTGGTGCATTGACATTGACTGCTGGTACTTCTGCTAAATCGGTAACTCGCACTGACGGTACTACAGTGATTCAGTTGGATGTACCTCGTGCAGTGCAGGTCAATTGCTCCACCACCGCTCGCGCTTTCACTGTTTCTGGCTATGACTACTACGGTCAATCCATGTCTGAATTGATTACCGTGGCAACCGCAGGTACTGCTGTTAGCGGTAAAAAAGCGTTCTATCAAATTTCAAGCGCGACTATTGCGGGATCTGCAACTGCTGCTGTTGTTGGAACGACCGACGTGATTGGTTTGCCTATTCGCGTGACTGATGCAGGCTATGTGATCAAAGTGGGCTGGAACAATACCTTGTTGCAAAACGCAGGTACTTTTGTTGCTGCCGATATGACTGCAACCGCTACCACCAGCACTGGTGACGTGCGCGGTACATTCACTCCAACATCTGCTTCTGACGGAACCAAACGCTTGGTTATGTCTATTGCAGTGCCCGGTATCGCAGTCGGCCCCAATGCAACCCGCACTGGTGCTCTTGGCGTAACTCAAGCCTAATAGGAGGGCATCATGGCTGAATTTAAACCAATGATCAAGATGGAAACCGACGAGCCTTCAGTTATTCTGAAGCTCAAAAAAGGTGGCCACGTTAGTTCTAAAGGGCATAAAGAAGAGCATGGCCATCGTTCCATGACTCACATGGCCATGGGCGGACCTATGCCTCCCATGCCGCCTCAAATGGGTGGAAACGCTATGGCGCGCGTCATGGGCGCACGTCGTCCTATGGTTGGCGCAGGAATGGCTCCTCGCAAGCCTATGATTCCCCCTCCTCCTGCACCTCAAATGGGTGGAGCTATGCCTGCCCCTCAAATGAATGCTCCTGCCATGCGTAAGGGCGGAAAAGTGCATCACAAGGCCAAGGGTGGCCATATGGAGTCTGCAAGCGAAGAGCGTTCAGAAAAACGTGAATTGAACTCACTTAAACGCGAATTAAAGCACCATGAGCATGAAAAGGCCAGCAAGGCCCATCATGGTCTAAAGCATGGCGGCAAAGTGCACCACAAGGCCAAGGGCGGATCTATGGACTTGGGTGGAGAAGAAGATCGTTACGAATCTCGTGATGCTATTAAGGGCAACGAGGGCAAGTTCTTGCAAACCAAGATGGTAGGAGCTTCTGCGGACCGTGCCAGCGGCACCAAAGGCATTAAAGAAGCCAATGCGGGAGGTTACAAGCATGGCGGAAAGGTGCACCGAGTCAGTGGTCATCCTGAAGGCAGTGCAGAGCATCATAAGCACATGGCTAAACATCACATGTCCATGCACAAAGAAGGTGGCTCTGCTCATCATCGCAAGATGCACGAGCATCACAAAGAGATGGCCAAGCTTTGCGGCGGCGGATCCATGAAGAAGTATGCTGTCGGCGGCACCGTTTCCGACAGCGTTGCTAAGAAGTTTGAAAACACCATGGTGATGAGTGCAGACCGTCGTGATACTGCAAGCGGCACCAAGGGCATAAAAGAAAGCAATGCTGGCGGTTACAAGCATGGTGGCAAAGTACATCACAAGTATGCTAAAGGTGGCGCTGTTGAAAATTCCCCCAGCATGCACAGCGAGTGGGAAAATCGACCAGCAAGCGGAACTCCCGCAGGGAAAACCAATGGCACTACTGGCTCTGTAAAAGAAGCCAATGCTGGAGGTTATAAACATGGTGGGAAAGTTCACAAATATGCCAAGGGTGGCATGGTTGATTCCGGCCGGGCAGAAAAGATGCCACGCAAGGCACCCTCTGAGCCGGTTAGCATTACCAAGCTTTCTGGTACGTTTAAAAAAGGTGGACACGTCCGCTTCTAAAATAGTGTGGGGGCTTATGCCCCCACTCTTCAATCATAGGTGCCAACATGTCCCAAATTTCCGTTTATACCGGCCCAACATCGCAGACTGATAACCAGTTGCGCATCCAGCAAGCACAACGCTCTGCTGCTTATGATCCAGTAGACAAGCTGCGTGTTTCTACACCTCAGTCGCTAATTGATACCGACTTTGAGTACGGTCAACAACCCACCAAGTGGGAACAAGTTTCCCTGCAAAACAATCGTCCTTCGTTGTATTACATTGGATCTGCTGCCCTGCCGGTGTCGGCAATTGCAGGAAACCAATCCAATGCTTATCAGTTGGTGATCACGTTCAGTTCCAATGTGACAATTGCAACTGGAACCCCATTTTTTATTGAAGACACGCTTGATCCCAATGCCAATGGTTGGGGTTATGTTTACGCTGGCGTCAGTGCAGGCACCAGCATCACGGTGCAGATGGCTCAATCCATCACCACCGCCACTTGCTATTCCGCTGCCACCACCTACTGCTATGTGGGCTACACCTACTCTGGCGCTGGCATCAAATTGCCAAGCACCAGCGCGTTTACTTTTAGTGGATCAACCATCTCAGTAACCACGTCGTTCCCACACGGCCTGTCTGCTGGCTCGTACATTTACATTACTGGCACCACTGGCCCAACGACCGCAACATCGATCAACGGCCCTCAAATTGTTGCCACCACACCCACGGCGACCACCTTTACCTTTACGGCAGTTGCAGGAACACCATCCACCACAATTGTGAACACGGCTGATCAGGCAAACCTATTTGCGCGTCCTGCTGGTTCGGTTGATACCCATGCCTATGATGGCTCTGTCAACTTCTCTGCTGGCGCTTCTGTGCCCAATCAGGTGCTGTTCCGCCAGACCCGTCGTTACTTCCGTTACCAATCAGGCAAGGGCATTCAGTTCTCTACTGGAACTATTCTGAAGCCACAGCTTTTGTTCACCACTTTGACCTCATCGGGAACAACGGTGACGGTAACTTGCAAGCAACCACACAACCTTACCAAAAACACTTATGTGTTGGTGTCTGGCTTTGATCAGTCTGCTTACAACGGAACTTTTAAGATCCAGACGGTTCCATCGGCATTGACATTTACTTACACTGCGTTGACCACGCCATCGGCAACTACTGCAACGTCTACGGTGCCTTTGATTCCTCACGTCAGCCCATCTTCTTGGTATGGCGGAGGCAACAAAATTGGTTTCTGCGACTCGCAAAATGGCATCTTTTTCTATTTTGATGGCCAAACCATCTATGCTTGCCTGCGTACCAGTGTGAACCAAATTACGGGTACGGTGACAGCCACCAATGGAAGCTGTTTGGTGACTGGAAGTGGCACACAGTTTAGTACGCAATTGGTTGTGGGTGACTTTGTGGTTATTCGCGGTCAGTCGTATCGTGTGTTGTCCATCACCAGCGATACTCAGTTGTATATCAGCAATGAGTACCGTGGTACAACCATCGCCAATGCGCTTCTGTCGCGCACCATTGATACCTTGATTCCTCAGTCTCAGTGGTGGGATCCATGCGATGGCACTGGCCCATCTGGGTACAACTTGGACTTGACCAAAATCCAAATGTTCTATTTGGATTACTCATGGTATGGAGCTGGTGTGGCTCGTTTGGGCTTCCGCGCCACGGGTGGTGCAATCATCTACATCTATGGCTTCCAGAACAACAATGTCCAGTACCAAGCCTATATGCGTTCGGGCAACTTGCCTTCGCACTATGAGCAAAACAACATCACGCCGATCACCACGATCACGTCGAGCGTTGGGGTTAGTGATACCACCATCAATGTGTTAAGCACCAACCAATTCAACCCTGCTGGCGGAACTGCACGCTTGATTGGTAGCGGCACCTCTGGCGTGATTGAGTATTTCACCTATACTGGTTTGACCTCAACTTCCTTGACTGGAGTGACACGGGGCGCAACTGGTGGTTCTGCTGCCACGGCGTTTACCTATTCCGCCACAGCACCTGTGGCGGTTGAGTATGCATCGCCCGACTCTGCTGCTCAGTTGTCTCACTGGGGTTCTTCTGTGATCATGGACGGCGGTTTTACCAACGACGTTTCCTTGATTTACAACTACGGTATGACCTCTTCGGTATCCACTAGCAGTTCTACCGCGGTGCCAATCATGGCTATCCGTGTGGCACCATCGTCTGACAATGGAACCGTTGGTACTTTGGGCGTAAAAGAAGTTATCAACCGTCTGCAATTGCAGATGCGCGAGATTGCCATGTTGACCACCACCAGCTACTTGGTGCAATTCATTTTGAATGGTGTCATTGGTGGTACTAGTGGTTTTACTGCGTTTGCCTCCCCTACGCAAAACAACACCAATACCACGTCGATTGTGCAGGTGGCTACCAACACCAACACGGCGACCACCATTACTGGTGGCGAGTCGATTGCAGCCTTCTTTACCAATACCGCTGGTCAAACCACTTTGGATTTAACTGCGGTTGCACCATTTGGTAATGCAGCTTTGGGCGGTGGAACATCTAATACAGTTCCAACATCTCAGGCAAACTTTTACCCTGATGGCCCTGATATTTTGTATGTTACGGTCAGCCAGATTGGTAGCAACGGCACGGCGTTTGCGCGTCTGTCTTGGCAAGAATCGCAGGCTTAATATGCCCAGCAAGTCCCCTGCCCAGCACCGTCTTATGGAAGCCGCTGCCCACACCAAGGGTGGGTATGGCGGCGTTCCCCAAAAAGTAGGCAAAGAGTTTGTCAAGGCCGACAATATGAAAGAAGGTGGTCTCTATGCCAACATCCACGCAAAACAAGAGCGCATCGCTCATGGCTCTGGTGAAAAGATGCGTAAGGTTGGTAGCAAAGGTGCGCCGACGGCTCAGGCCTTCAAAGAGTCTGCAAAAACGGCCAAAATGAAAGATGGCGGTCCAAGCCTTGCCGTTGGCCGGGGAGAAAAATTGTCGGTGGAAAAAGGTGCTGGTTTAACCGCCAAAGGGCGTGCGAAATACAATCGAGAGACTGGATCTCATTTGAAGGCACCACAGCCTCAAGGAGGGTCTCGGAAAAACAGTTTTTGCGCGAGAATGTCGGGCGTTGTGAAGCATTCCAAAGGTGATGCTCCGCGCGCCAAAGCTTCATTAAAACGCTGGGACTGCCCCGGCTGGTAAAGGAAAAATCATGGCCATCAATCGCATTATCAGCAAGAAAGAATTGGAAGATTCCGGTCTCAGCCTGCGCGACTATATGAACAAGTTACAAGGTTTGACTCGCAAACCTGATGCCGACGTTCAATTTAGCCAAACTTCCGACAAGCCGCGCATGCCAACGACTGGTGCCCCACGGTATTCCACAGATTACACCGGACCACGTGACAAGTTTGGCATTCCGGGTGCTACAGGAAGCCCTAGCGCCCCCGGGAAAGATACCATTGACAGCAGCGAACTGGGCCGCAACTTGTCCAACGCTGCAAATGCGCTTGCTGGACCGATTGCAAGCCTTGGTAGGATTGGCAAGGTTGGTAAAGCAATAGGTAATGCTGTAGAGGCAGCAGAAGCGGCTCCAGAAGCCGCTGCTGCCGCTGAAAAAGCCGAACCGGTGGTTAAGGTGGCACGCGTGCGTATTACTAAGCCTGCTGCCGATTCTGACGTAATGGATGAGATCAATGCTGGTTTGAAAGCCGCACAGAAAAAATTAGGACCCGGCGGCGCGCCACGCCCGGTCAACAACCCAACCAAATCTCAATCCGATTGGGCTGCTGGACCTCAAGGACCTTTGGGCAAAGCTGGACGTGAAATGCGCTCTAAAGCTGACACATTGGACGAGAATGGTTTGGCCATGAAACGCGGTGGAGGTGTGAAGAAGTATGCCAAGGGAGGCCATGTAAAGGCCGTTAAGTCTCATGCTACAGGTGGTGCAATCAACCTCTCCAACTGTAAAATTACGACTCACATTCCGAGCAAAAAACAACCCAAATGGTAAGGGGAATGCATGGCTTACTCTGGCACCGTCGGTCAGACCGTTATTACGGTCCAGCAACTCATTGATCACGGCGCACGCCGTGCTGGGAAGCTGGCCGAGGAGTTGACATCTGAGCAAATTCTTTCAGCCAAAGAGTCCCTGTACTTTTTCTTGTCCAACCTTGCCAACCTTGGCATCAACTACTGGGCAATCAACAAGACCGTCATCGGTCTGAACCCCAACCAAGCAATTTACAGCTTACCGGTGGGGTCTATTGACGCCCTAAACGTGCTGTACCGCACCATGGCTCAGCCAATTGGAAGCTACAGTTCGTCTGCAGGAGGAACTGCCGCATATGTTGCAGACGACAACATCACCACCTATTGCCAACAAACATCGGCCAACGGCAGCATTACAGTTAATTACGGCACCAACAATCCCCAATACATTGGCTCTATTGGCTTGATGCCATATGTGTCTGGCGGAGGTTCTGCCACTTGGAGTTATTCATACCAAGCATCCTCTGACGGAACCAACTGGACTACTTTGTACACGGCAACTAGCGTGACGGTGACAGATGGCCAGTGGATCTGGCAAGACATTGATCCCGGCGCAAACGTCATTTACTACCGTATTTTGGCATCAGGCAATACCACGCTGGCCATTCGCGAATGGTACTTGGGAAACAACAGCCGAGAGATTGAAATGTCACGCTTAAACCGTGACGACTACACCAATCTGCCAAACAAGAACTTTACGGCCAACCAGCCCTTCCAGTACTGGTTTGACCGCACGATCCCGCAGCCCACTATGTACTTATGGCCAGTGCCATCGACCAGCTATGTGCAGATGACTGTTTGGTATTCACGCCAAGTACAAGACGTTGGATCCCTGTCTGGTCAGCTTGAAATTCCTCAGCGGTGGTATGAAGCGGTTTTAATGAACTTGGCGCACAGGATGGCAATGGAGTTGCCGGGTATCAGTCTAGACCGAATTTTGCTGCTAGAAAAAATGTCTATGCAGTACTTGAACGACGCTCAGCAAGAAGAGCGAGACAAGTCACCAATTTATCTCGCTCCAAACATATCAGTTTATACGAGGTAATTCATGCCACGTTTTCTGAACACTGAAGGCATGGCATCGTTGGCAATCGCAATTTGCGATCGTTGCAAGATGAAGCGTGCCATTTCGGTTATGAGTCCGGACCCAAACTTTCCGGGGTTGCGTGTTTGCAATCAAGGATGCAAAGATCAATTTGACCCATACCGTCTTCCAGCACGGCAGACTGAGCGCATCAATTTGCGCTTTCCTCGTCCTGACGAAAGTATTGCGGTAAATCCAAATGGAATTTCCATTGGTGGATCTGAACCATTTCTTATTTCTCCTGAACAAAATACCCAGACACCTGAAAATAACGGGAACCTTGATACTCTTAGTCCATCACCGGGGCAATAATGGCAAACGTAACGATCACCCAACTTCCAAATGCCACCACTCTGGCTGGTACAGAGTCCGTACCCGTTGTTCAAAATGGGGTTACGGTTCAGACCACGGTAGGCGCAATTGCTAATGCGTATTCGCAGACGCAAACCTATGTAACCGTCAATCAAGAATCAAGCCTTGCCAATAGCCAAGTGCTGACAGCAGGCACTGGTATCAATGTTACAAGCAGCGCCCCCCAAGGAAACATAACGGTAGCGCTTAAAACCTCTGGCGTGACGGCTGGCAGCTACACAGTGGCTAACATCACAGTGGACAGTTATGGTCGAGTCACTGCGGCATCAAGTGGCAGCAGTAGTGGGACAGGGACTGTCACGTCTGTTGCTGCAACAGTCCCATCATTTTTGTCTGTATCTGGAAGCCCAATTACCACCAGCGGCACATTGGCAATTAGCTACTCTGGGACTGCCCTTCCAGTAGTTAATGGGGGTACAGGCGTTACCACAAGCGTTGGATCTGGAAGCAATGTGCTGTCAATCTCGCCTACGCTTGTTACTCCTGTTCTTGGTACTCCTACGTCTGTAACTTTGACAAATGCCAATGGCTTGCCCTTGACAACTGGCGTGACGGGAATTCTTCCTGTTGCCAATGGTGGAACAGGAACATCAACTCCTTCATTGGTGCAGGGTACAAACGTCACCATCACAGGAACTTGGCCTAACCAAACAATCAGCGCAAGTGGTAGTGGTGGGGGTGGTGTTACAAGCGTATCTGGAACAACTGGAAGAATCACTTCTACCGGCGGAACAACTCCAGTAATTGATTTGGCAACTACTGCCGTTACAGCAGGGACGTATACCGCAGCCAACATTACCGTTGATGCTTATGGACGTTTAACAGCTGCTGCAAATGGAACTGGCGGGGGTGGTGGAACAGTAACTTCTGTTGCTGCAACAGTCCCATCATTTTTGTCTGTATCTGGAAGCCCGATTACGACCAGCGGCACGTTGGCAATCACTTATTCCGGCACTGCATTACCTGTTGCTAATGGTGGAACTGGTGTTACTGCTTCTAGCGGTGCAAACTCTGTTGTTTTGCGTGATGCAAATCAAAATATTTCTGTAAATTCAATTTCTGAAAGTTATTCCAATGTTGCTGCCGCTGGAACAACAACAGTTTTAACAGTTTCATCTTCTCCAAATTATGTTGTTACAGGATCTGGAGGGCAAACGTATCAACTTCCAGATGCAACTACCCTGCCAAATGGCATGGATTTTACTTTTAATAATAATCAATCCAGCGGAACAATTATTGTTAAAAATAATTCTGGAACCACATTAACTACTATCCAATCAGGTGGTTTTGTTGATGTAATTCTGTTATCAAATTCTACCGCCGCTGGTTCATGGGATACGCATTCTTATGCGCCATCAAATGTATCTTGGTCAACAAATACACTCAATTACGTTGGCTCAATTACTGGCGCAACTTGGAATGGTTCTGCTATTTCAGTATCATACGGTGGTACTGGAGCCACCACGCTAACAGGTCTTGTAGTTGGCAATGGCACAAGCGCCATGACCACGGTGACTGCACCAAGCGGTACTGTAGTAGGAACAAGCGATACCCAGACGCTGACCAATAAGTGGATCCAGCCTCGTGTCAATGCCACAACCGCAAACACCGCAACGTATTCTGTCAGTACTGACAGTTACGATATGCTCATCATTACTGGTCAGTCTGTTGCAATTACTTCTATTGCCACGACAGGAACACCAGTAAATGGTCAAAAATTTATTGTGTCTATCACTAGCACCAACACATCAATTACATTCTCAGCAACAAACTTTGAATCATCTGGTACTGTTACTTTGCCTACAACAGTGACATCAGGCGTGCGTCTTGACGTTGGTTTTATTTGGAACGTAGCCACAAGCAAATGGCGTTGCGTAGCATCGGCTTAATATGACCCAAGTTGTAATAGCATTAACCGCAACCGCCAATGGCGTTTCTGGAAAATGGCGCGTCCCTGCGGATTGCACCTCAATACAAATTGAAGCCCTTGGCGCAGGAGCTACAAATGACGGCTCTGGAAATGGCGGCGGTGGCGGTGCATATTCCAAAACAAATACGTTAACCGTTACTCCTTTAACGTATCTTTATTTTAATTTTGCAGGAAATTACACCGGAAGCGGTGCAGATACTTATCTCTCTACTGTAAATAATTATCCATCAGGCACAAGTCAGGGTTGTCTTGCTGCCGGAGCAATTGGAATAACAGGCGGTCAATCTACATCTTCTATTGGTAACACTAAATTTAGTGGCGGTTCTGGTGGAGCTACTTTTAATGGCACAGGTCAACCTAATGGCGGGTATGGTGGTTCTGCGGGGCCGGGTGGAAATGGTGGTAATGGTGGTGCAGCATCTAGCAGTTCGGGTGGCGGCGGCGGTGGCGCTGGCGCAACTGGCAATGGGACTGCCGGAGGCGCAGGAGGAGTTAATGTAGGTGGAACCGCTGGAAGTCCCGGAGGCGGCATAGGGGGTACGCCTAGTGCAAATGCTGGCAATGGTACTCAAGTAAATATTGCAGCTTGGACGGATTGGCTTGGAAATAATTATGGCCCAAGCGGTGGTGCTGGTGGTGCAGGAACTGTTACCAATGATGGAACAAACGGTTATGGTGCTGGAGGTACTAATTATGGAACCAATGGTCTAATTATCATTACCTATACCCCAGTAACTACTGCTGGAACGTATACCGAAGTAATTAGCGCAACCGGCCTGACAACATGGCGTACACCGCTTGGTGTTTCTTCAGTAAAAGCTGAGGCAATTGGAGCGGGTTCCGCTGGTTCTGGATCAATTAGTGGTTTTGGCGGTGGCGGCGGTGGATATTCTGCAACCAACGCAATTACTGTTTCAACAGGATACCCCGTCTATATAAATGTTCCTATAAGTCCTAATTACGGCTCACAAAACAATGCTTGGGCTAATTACAACTCAAACACCGTACCTACATCCACAACCACAGGCGTTTTAGCTTATGGTGGGTTAAACGGAACAGGTGGCGCAACAACATCAGCCGTTGGTGATACCAAAAATGCCGGTGGCGCTGGAGGTCAAAGTAACACCACTTCAACTGGAACAAAACTTCGCGGAGGTGGCGGAGGAGGCGCGGCAGGGCCATCTGGTGCAGGTAAGGCTGGTGGCGCTGCATATAACACTGGAACAGGCGCGGGTGGCGGCGGTGGCGGTGGCGGCTCTAACGGAGGTACATCATCGGTTGGTTCTGCTGGAGCAGCAACAACTGGCGGTGCGGGTGGTAATGGAACAAGCGGCTCTGGAAGTGGAAGCGGAGGTACTACCACAACTTTAGCAACTGCTGGAACCGTTGGAGGCGGCGGCGGTGGTGGTTCTGCTACCCTTGCCTATATCGCGGGCGCTGCTGGTGGTTCATCCGTAATTTGGACTGACTCTGGAACTAGCACAACATACGGAACAGGCGGCGGTGGTGGTGGTGCTGGATGTACATCATCAGTAGCTGGCACTGGCGGTAATGGTGGGGCTTATGGCGGTGGTGGTGGTGCTGCATACAATCCATACTATGCTTTTGGGGGCCAAGGTCTTGTTGTCCTCACTTACACTGTGACCAATGTTGCAACATCAACCGGCAACTTCTTTTTATTGTTTTAGGAGCCAAGAATGGCACAAAGCGGTTTTACCCCCATACTGATCTACGCCAGCGGCACGGCATCAAATGTGCCAAATGCTACAAACCTGACTAGTAGTACAGCAGGCGCTGAGTTGGCATTGAACTATGCCGACGGCAAGCTGTACTTCAAAAACAGCAGCGGTGTGGTCACCCTGCTTGCCTCAAGCGCCGCTATAGGAGGCGGCGTTACGTCGTTCAGCGGAGGAACAACAGGATTAACGCCAAGCACCACGACAACAGGTGCAATCACACTTGCGGGGAAATTGGCAGTCGCC